GCATTTTCATGCTCAGCGACGGGGATATAATCCCAACGCGAACTATATCGACGTCTAATTCTGGCACGTCGGTCAGTAAGTCTAAGACCGACAGCGCCATCCCTAATGCTACCTGCTAAGAAAGCAAAGAGAAGACCGGCTGGGTTTTCAAACCAGCCAGGCAAACTCGGAGCCTTCCCCGTAAGGGAGTCTAAGGAAACACTTTTTGTCATAAGGCTAGAGTACCGGTAGTAAATACCACCGGTACCCTTATGCCGAGTGACACGTCGTGTAAGCATATGCTGCGGCACCTTAATACCGTGGGAATCATCCTCGTCATAAGGAATAGGTAAAAACCTACACTTATGACTTAGATAACCCACGAGATTGGGTAATGCAACTCTATGCTCCGAAGACCACCTATTCAGGCGGTTGATAGCAGAGTAGCAGTCGTTCGCATCCACGAGTTTCTTAATATAGACTCCTCGGATGTTGTGGCCGCAATAATAATCACCGCCACACGACTCACGGAAAAGTCCTGTGTTAAAGGACTTGCTTACGTTAACGCTAAAACCGGAGAGGGCAAGTAGTTCGCAAACCAGGTCATAAGCCTGACTAACGACTATAATGTCATCTCCGTTAACGGCGAAATTGCCGGGCGTATTGCCGACCGAACGCTTAAGACGAATCCCAAGCGAACGATAGGCACCGTAAACTAAAGCAGAAAAGAAGATAGTCTGCAGTGGGAAGGTGAAAGCATTTCCCATCGAAGACACCATATGCAACCTTAGCTCATCACCACCTGGAAGGGTAGTGACATCGCAGCGAGTCATTTCGAGCCAGCGAACAACACTGGACGGGAAACACTCACGAACTAGAGTTAAGGACATCGAATCACTAGCACTGGAGAGATCAATAGTACCGAACTCACCAGTTAAGGATCCGACCCGAGCAAGTTCGCGATTTAGATACTGCTGGTTTCGCAAGTCTATGTTAAGGACCTGTTTAAGCCGACGTTCTAATACGCTAGCTATACCCTTCTGGAAAATCATATTCAGAAGGGGCTCGGTGCATATAGTTCTGCTTATTTCCGAATACTTAGGGACGAAAGACAAACGGCTGCTCCTGACAATAGTCGAACCCATACGTTCGGACCGATACATTTCGACATCGGACCATGTAGGGTTATGTACTATCGCCTGCCTATACAAAGTATGCAGAGCCGAACTTGTGGCACTAAGGTCCGAAGTACTGAACTTAGAATAAAGATCAGTACTTTTGGTTCCAATAGTGCTTCCAGGGCCAACATTAAACCCTTTCGAAATTTCATGGAAGGATAAAATGAAGTCCTGGCCTGCCCACTTTTCAGTAGACCGGCCACAAGGGTAAAAGAAGTCCCAGAGAAAGCTTTTCGCTTCCCCAAAGGCAACTCTAACCCAGTCTGGACAGCTTGATGTGGCAAGAACAAAGTCCCGACAATCGTTATTTACTTTCGCAAACAACGCAAGTGCAGCAGCATCTGCGGAGACACTAGTTGCTGAAGTACCTTCAAGGTACTTCTTGACTAGGGATCTCTCCAGTGAGGCCATACTTGCTTGTCGGACACTTTGTCCAGCGTAGGGTTGTTTGGACCCATTCCATCCCGCTGTATCAAGATCAGCTTGGAGTAACGAAGCAATAACACCAGCGTTAATACGCATAGCAGTAGCTCCATGCCAACGATGAACAACAATAGTACAAACGCCATGAGCAGCATCTCAGGAATCTGAACCAAATACACAAGTAAGTCAAGATGGTATGAGAAATCACACACCACGATGACCTTACAAATGTAAAGGTTCACCTTCTAGAGAATGCCGGACACAGCAGTGTCTCCTACGCCAGCACTTTGCTGGCTAAGGGCACCGATGTGAGCCGACAAAGCGGCTCTGAGGTTCGACGCATCAGCCGTATCGCTACCCGCAGGAATCGAGACAGTAGTCTTGATCATGCAGTTGACGTACGGTTGACCCGCCAGCGGAAGAACACCCTTACGGGTGAGCACCGTGTACACGTTCATCGGCACGTCCTTTATCAGACCAGTAGTCGGATTGGGTTTCCCAAGAACTCGGAAAACCTTCGGCCTCGTAACGGTAATGGTAAAGGGAGCTGCAACGGTATGAGCAACAACACCGGCTTGCGTTCCTCCCAATGCAGTGACTGCGTTTTGCTTCCCGTTGTTATCGGGGGCAATATCCGCGGTCAAAGTATAGGTTGGAGAAGTGAAGCCCGTCTGTGCAGCGCCGGTAATCGGCGAGGTGACTGAAATAGTCATTTCAACTCCAAAGAAAAGAAAAGATAGTCTTCATCTCCTGTAGTTACGAGGAGACGGAGACTGCGGGTGCACTCCAGTGTTAACGGATGCGAGGAGGGCGGCGATGTTAGCAAGCCGCCCATTCGAACCCGGGTACGTAAAGTATAACGATGGAGTAGGAACTCCTACGTTAGCAGAACGCGTAACACTTTTGTGCGTAAGTACCATATTACCAGGACGGACAATATTAATGCTCTTTTTCAGAGTCGGAGGAAAAGTGGTAGCACTACCGAAAGTTGACGTCATAGTCAATTCGGTCGTACGGATGTCAGATTTCGACACCCACGCCACATTACTCGTATCTGTAACAGATGCACTAAGCATATCGCCAATATTGGCGAAATAGTCCGCGAGAAACGACCATGGGAGAACTTCCCATGCAGTAGGAACAAACTCACTTGGCGTAAAGCCAAATCGAGCGAACCTATCCCGCGCGGTCGTTGCTGCTCGAGCATAAACTGCCCCACGATATCGAACTACATGATGGCGCCTTACTCTGTCAGTAAACAACACTGCGTTGTAGGAGCCAGCCTGAGGGACGATATAATCGTAATGGGTGGAGAGGCCAGTCTTCATTTCATCTTTGCCGCCAGAACTGATCCTAACAACCCGATCGGTTTTATCCAAAAGGGAGTTAAGAGCACCAAAGGCGTCATCAATGTCATGCATGAGAGGCTGCCACCCAAAGGCATTTTCGAGCCAGGCCTGTCCTAGGTTCTTCTTCCAGTCCATCCCTTTGCGTCCACCTTTACGCTTTTGGCGTTTTAGGTTTTCGACATAGCTATTGACTAGGTTAGAAAGACCTTCAGCAGGTCTGCGTAGCATGCGAGCGGTATCCCTGAATTCCCCCAAGAACGTTGGTCCTGACATAGCGACCATTTGTTTACGAACTTGGGAAAGGAAACCAGTCGCAGCCCTGGAGTCAGCACTACTAGAAGAGAAGCTCCAACCTGGTGGGAGTATGTCTGCGCCGAAATTGAGATACTCAATATCGTAGCCTTCATACTCGAACCTACCCCAAAGTGAGTTATCGGAAATATTCCGTTCCTCAATTTTGACGTATGTTGGCGAAGAAGTAACAGACGTCCACACGCCAGTTAGGCTAGTGGTCGCATTCTGCTTGGCAGCAATCTGCTTCTTATACCCGGGATTACGTGTACCGTCCCTCGTACGCACAATTCGTTTAGTACTACCCACGAATGTGCCGCTACTTGGGGGGTAGAACGTATTCTCAAGTATGTGAACGCGAGATTGCACCCAGCTAGAACTGTCCTTCAACGTCATTGGAGATCCTCGTGTAGGTCGTGCATATGGTGGCACAAACGAAAGCTAAGGCTTTCTGCTGTCCATCGGAACAACCGATGTAAAACCTGACGGCTAGGTCGAAAGACCTAATACTGTAGAGGTGGATGTGCCGAAGCACCCCAAATGGGGAGGCGTAACGCCCAAACCACCGCAGTTGTCCCCTTAGG